CCGGGGAGAGGCTCATTCGAGGCTTGTGATTCTAGTCGGCAGACAGAAACTGTCCAACAACCGGTCGTTTCCACTCGTTTGGGCTCATCCCCTCTCCAGGATCGGATCTTTCAGTAATAAGGCATCTCTCCCCCACAGGGGGGAGGGTCTATTTAGCGGTAACAATTATTCTATGTATTTTAACACCGTCGTTCTCCCCCGTTTACCCACACCCGTTAGGGTGTGGGTAGGGGGAGTAACTGCACAAATAGCTAATGTGTGGTAGGATCGCTCGTTTAACTTCGGAGCTGGAAGGGCTAATTCTTTTAATTCATTCCAGGAATGTGGAGGGGTTGCCAGGGATGGCCGTCTTGATAAACGTGCCACCACATAGCTTGCCCTCAGGGGTGTCCTCCAACGGGCCAAGAGGTTCCGGCTTCTCGGGATGAAGCTGGTCCTCGAGGGCTTGGATTTCGGACTCATAGATAGCCCTGTTAAGGGCATCCTTGAATTCGACCGTTGAAGAGACGTTCCGAATTCGGCGGAGCTCCGCCTCGCGTTCAATCATTTCCCGATCAGAGAAGGGGCCGCTCTCAGCAATCAGCCGGTGATAGCGATTACTAAGTGCTAGATATTTTGCGAAAGAGGGCATGCTACTCGGGGTAACAATAACCTCATCAACTCGGGGTTGATACAGGGTGATCTCGTAAGTAACCCAAAGCTGGCCACATTCAACTCCTGATGCGTTTTGCGCACCCTCCGTCTTGATGATGAATCGAGCGGCGGTGAAGTCGGACTGGGACCAGTCAGAACTAAGGACTTCGCCAGTCGCAATAAAGCGAACGGCGTTAAGTCCTGAAGCGCCACCCTGGGTAGGGTCGCACTCCATGTAGCAGCATCCAACAGCACCAGGGCTGTGGGAGGTTGCTCCATTTTGGTTGAGTAACTGTGTGAGACTGTGGATGGGGGAGGTCGAAGACTGCTCATCCACATTGTATTTGAAGGCCATGGAAACGGCCCCCAGCGCGGCACTCTCGGCACCGACAGCGAGTCCGGAGGTTGGGACATATTCAAATGCCAAACCAGTCACGGACCACTGCTGCCAGCTTTTCGAGATTTTCTCGAGCCAAGGAAAAGTGCTTGCTGTGGGGGTGATGAAGAGATCGTAATTGAACCCTGCAGTGTTGATTTGCAGGGTACGGACAAACTCTCTACGACGAACTGTGACAGTGCCCTCAGCATTGGTATGCATAAAGGGCACAATTTCGTTCGAGGAGAGAGGCTCAACAAGGGAGTTGACACTGGGGGTTGCATTGTGGGCAACCTCATCAGCGCCAGTCTCTTCCTTAAGAGCTGTTTCGTACTCACCGAGTCCAAACAAGGACCCGATGGCATTTTGGGCAAAGTCGCCGAGGGCTCCACCAATGGTGGAACCAATGCGGGCACCTGTTGAGGCGCCCATGCGATTGGTTTTCTCCTCGGGTTCACGACGGTAGGATTGCTCCTTTCGTCGGACCTTCTTGCCTTTCTTTCCGTTTCTCTTTCTTCCCATGGTTGTTTTGCCACACTTCAATGACCTCCAATGCCTCGGCAGTAAGGCGTTCGTCCTGTTGAAGGAGCGAAAGAAGACCAGCCAGATCAGGATGAGCGCGCATGAAGTGAATCATGGCCGTCATTAGATCGGCAGAAATTACATCGTGTGAAAGAAGTCGGAACACAGACTTGGCCGGATTTGAGGGATAAACCCCATTTTCGGAAAAGTAATGCGAACAAAATTCATAACGTCCATCCTGGATATCATACATTTTGAGAGGGTGACCGTAGAGAGCATACTTTGCGGTAGCATCATCCACGGGCTCTTCCAGGCAATCATCGCCCATGGCGATGGCCCAGTCGGCACCAATCAACCAAGCGAGAATTATTCGAATACGAGAATTCGTGCTTGCGGTGTTGAAGGTTCCACTCTTTTGGATACCATAATGTTCGGCAGTCTGCGCATACATTGTTCCATCGTCCGTAGCGAGTACGGAACGACAAATACAGTGAATCCTCGCGATTACGAGGACTGCATAAGCAGTATTTTCGGCGTGAGCCAGCGCGATGCGGCAGTCAGCGTCGAACAGGAGCTCCCATTCCTGCACGCTCCAGTCAAAACCGCTAACGTCAGCGGAGGCAATTTTGCCGCCTTTGGCGTTGCGGGAGACTTTTGACTTGAACTCTTCAATGTCATTGACAGTGTCGAATCCGAGCCCGGAACATGAGGGTATGTGGGAGTGGAGTAAGATTTCCAGTTTGTTTTGACCAGTGTGTAGAATACGGTCCAGGATTTGGTCGACAAGGGATAGGCATGAAATGATGCGCCATCTCTTGGAAACGATCTTCTTGGCACCATGGGGTTCCTTCTTAATAAAGAGTCTCACAACATCCATAAGGCCTAGTTTAACTAGTTCAACCGGAGTCAGTTGGTTGATGGTAGTTTTAAACAGGCGTTTGGCGCGAAGGAGAACCAATTGAATGATTTCTTCGCGGGCCTCCGAAAGGAGGTCTGCAATGGTGTTTGCTGTGTGTTTATAGGGAAGGCCAGGGCTGGAGGTTCGTTTCAGCTCGCTGTCTACGATGTAGACGATTTCGGCTTCGAAGAGGACCCAGTTGGGTTGCCCACCCTCAAGTGAGGGAGGGGGCCCCGAATGGGGGTATTCACGGAGGACACGCGCTTTGAGACGGGCCTTCGTTTGCTGGCTTGGGACGACCCCGATCGCGCGCCTTTTTGCTTGCCCGATGAGAGAATCGGTACAGTCTTGGACGTTTGTTGGGGGCCAGATGTAAGTCGAGATTGAGGGGAAGAGGGGTTCGTAGTCGTCGGAGTCTGGTGACTGCGCGGCTCCCCTGGGAAAAACGCGGGAAAGGATCTGGCCAACTTTGTCAAGAGCTGCCGCTCCTGTTGGTTCAGGGGGCGCCCATTCGAAAGTGGCAAGTCCAGCAGCCCAAGTAAGTGCTTGGGCAATTCCGTCTGAGAGTTGTTCGTGTTCTTCCTTCTCTTTCTCTTCTTCTTGGAGGTCAGGACTGTTGTTGCAGGGAGCGTGGCCTGGCGACGCGCTCCCCCGTCCAAATTTGAACCACCCTCTTTCAGCTCCACTTCAATGTGGGATTCGTGAAGTGGTAAGCTCACAGAAGGAACCGGCAAAGGTTCTTCCAAATCGGATTCTTCGTCATCGGAGGGGTACTTCTGCTCGCTCTGGAGTGAGAGTAGGTTCGCGGCTTTGAGTGCAAGATCTTTTGCTTTACTGTCGTTGAGTTCAGCGTTGAGACTATCAATCTCCGAGACGGTGACGTCAGTGGAGAGAGCCTCAATTCGCTTTTGTAGTACAACGATCTCGTCCTTGTAGCGCGTTTCAAGTGCTACCTGATCGAGGATGAACTCGGCTTTTGCCTTCGCTTTGATAGCGAGAAGCTTGTCCTGTTCTTCAATAAACTTTTTCTTTGCAGACGCGCGTTCAATGCGTAAAGCATCTTGGGCGCGGTTCTTGTCTTTCTTGGCCTTTTGGGCGACGGCCAGTTGTTCATGTAATCTCTTGTGTGTTTGCTTCAAATCCAGGATGTTAACAGCGAGGGGAGACGGCGATTCGCCTTCACCCCCTTCGTAAAATTCCTGCATGATATCAGCATTGTAAAACTCCGAACGCATTTGTGCGTCAACGGTAGCTTCAACGTCAGCCTCCTCGTTTGCGAGATCAGTCCATTCTTCAGCATCCGCAGCCTCTCGGGCGCGGTAGTGTTGTTCAAAGGTTTGGGCCAGAACATTCATGTCCTTGAGGGACAGATCGTTCATGTGGCCACGAACCTTCTTGAGCACTTTGTTATACTTGTTGTATAGAGTGTCATCAGCAGACGTGGTGTACTGTGCTTTTCCATTGAAACCAGTCACTTGAATAACTTGGCCTTGGTGGTAGACGAAGCTGGAAACCGCGATTTTCATTTGTTCGAGATCGAGGTTTTGCTTCAGTCCGAAGCGGTGCGCCCATGCTGTGAGGTCTTTAAAACCCGAAAGCTTGACGCGTACGGAGAGTTTCTTCCATTCATAATCGTCGTCGCTCATCTCGTGTTGTTCACACGTGTGTAGAAAAGCGAGTACGGAGGTAAAGCAGTTTCTGAGACTGGTAGCACCGACAATACACGAAATGTGCGTGCCAATAACTTTTCCATTACTAAGAACCATTGCTGAACCACAAGACCCAGGACGGGTAGTGGCAGTATGATTGTTGATAAGAGGCCTCTCTGAAGTGGAGAGTGTGCCTCGAGAATATGTAAAATTGCTCTGACTGTCGACTGTATACACTTTGATGGTTTTGCCCGCGATGGGGGTAGATGCAAGAGTGAGTGCAGCGACTTGTAATCGAGACCAGACTTTTTCTGGGATCTCGACGAGTACATAATCAAGCCCGACATTTTCGCCATCCTTTGAAGGAGGGGAGGCTGAAAAGACTTTCCAGTCACGGTCGATGGCAACATCGCCGGATTCGGATCTGATAGTGGGAGAATCACTTAACAAAGCACCCATGAGAACATGGAATGCAGTGTAGAGATATGTGGAGCCTTCCAACTTAACGCGCGAGGCGAGCCCGAAGGCACCGTCAAGCACTGATAAGCCGGGGGACGTGTGAAGAATCACATGCCCTGTAGGCCACTGGGTGCAGGGTGAAAAGCAAGATCCCGGCATGACACCTTCTTGGACCTCAACGTCTTGCGACGGAGTTCGTGAAGGTTTGGCGCCAATGGGTAAAATGGCGGTGTCAGGTGTGGGTAGCCGTATCTTGTTAATAGCGTCGGCTATGTTGTGCAGGTCGTTCTGGTCTTTAATTACTCCGAGGATTTCGGAAGCAGTGTCGACAATCCGGATCTTGATGATCTGGTTGAGAAAACGGGTATGCACGCACAGCTTTTGGCCGTCAACGTGAAAGGTGCCGGTAATTTCCGGCGGGATCTTGACTTTCTTGATGGGTTCTCTTTCTTCCAGCTCGAGACGAGCTTCCTCCATCCGAGTGGCAGCGCGACGAGCCATACAGGAATTGTAACGGCGTGCGAGGCAGACTTGGATCTGATAAATCAGCAAAAGGGAGAGGACCAGAAAACTTGCCATAGCGTAGAGAACGCTAAGTAGAATTGGGTCCATGGAATATAGGGATTCCACCAATTGATCAATAGACTCCATCGCGGGGCCCCGTGAGAGGTTGTCCTTGAAGGATTCCATTGCCAACCTGTGATGTTAAGACACTGAAAGGATAAATTGAGGTATTAGTTCTTCTTTAGGCTTCCAGCAACTTTCCA